ATGCCGTACTTACTTTGATAAATGCTACATAAGACCAAAGGTTAATTATTGTTACCAGGTTCTAAAAGATGAGCTTGAAGGTGACAAAGAATTAGCATCACAGCAACTTGATCTATACAATAATGATGCTGCTAAAATGTTTGCTGGCAGAACTATACAAGCTATATGCGATGACTATCTCTTAAATACTGACGCTGACACAATTGAAGATGCAATTGATGCTGGCGCTGATTTGTTTATAGAATACAAGCCAAGAGACTGGGATGATGGCAAGGACGCTAAACAACATGAATTAAACCGTGATAGTTTTAGCGCTGTATTTAAGAATGCCCTTGAAGGTATCCAGGATGCACAAAGCCAGCTGGGATTAAACCAGCTTACTGGTGAAAAAGAAATCATGGCTGAGATACCTGGACTATCTCTTCCATTTAATGGACGCCCTGATTACTCAGGATGCATTGAACTTAAAACAACCTGGTCATCTGTAGCTAATACTAAATCAGGCAAACGATCTGCATCATTACCAACTCAGCCCAGCTGGTCGCACTTATGCCAGGTTAGCGGATATTGGTTCCATGCAAAACGCCCACAAGCAATTGTGTATGCCAATGAATCTGGTTGCCGTGTATTTACAGCAGAAAACTGTGACAAGCTAACAGAAGAAGCTCTAACAGCTACTTTTAACTGGGTTGTCGCTAAATGCCGCATAAGAGAACATCAATTAAAATCAGCAGAAAGTGTCGATGATTTAATTAAAAATATTGAGCCTGACTTTGGTCATATGTGGGCATGGGATATTCATCCTGACGTTTTAAAAGAAGCTAAACAACTATGGGGGTTTATAAGATGAACAAGTTTTTAAATTTACATATAAATGCAGCTACACCTAAACAATCATTTGTTAAATTATATTCTCATGTAATTTTACAGACTACTGGTTTTCTTATGTTTATTGCATTTGTGCTTTTCTTGTTAGTGGGGTGCGCATAATGACCCAGCAAAATATGTTTAACATTTTGAGTATTCCAAAAAATCAAAGGGAATATAGGTTTGAAAAGTTCCATGAAAAATATCCAATTGTATATGATTTATGGGATAAGTTTACCAGGGAAGCTATTGACCGTGGCATGAATAAAATTGGAGCTGCTTTAATTATGGAGCGGATCCGCTGGGAAACATCAATCAATATAAAAGACGCCAGACCTGACGGTAAAACCGTAAAGATTAATGATCATTACAAGGCGTATTACTCCAGGTTATGGATGCTCAAGAATCCAGAACACAGAAATATTTTTAACACAAGGAAAGTAGAAGGTGACAATGAGTGAGTTAAGCGCCGTTATGGCAGCTGTAAATGATTTAAACAAATCACATGGCGTAGTATTAAATAAAAAAAATTATACCGAGGTAGCTAAAAGAGTGGAGGCTTTTAGAACTCACTTTGGTTTAAAGTATGCAATTAATACAAATATTATAGTAGACGATGGCAAAAGAGTTATTATAAAAGCTCAGATCTTTGACATGGGTAATCCAACAATTGCTGTAGGTGAAGGCTATGGAGAAGAGATTAGAGGCAGCAGCAATGTTAATAAAACATCAGCAATAGAAAACTGCGAGACAAGCGCCATAGGTAGAGCATTAGCTTCATGCGGTTTACATGGCGGTCAATACGCTTCTGTAAATGAAATAGATAAAGCTGGCATTAATGATAAAAATATTAATGAGCAAAATAAAAGTAATAAACAAGAATCTAAAGTTGATTGGACGTTGTATATAGCTAAACAACAAGAAGCTATTACTAAAATGAAAACTTTAACCGCCTTGTCCTCCTGGACAAACAATGAGGCAAAAAACCTGGAAAATTTAGCTGCTGCTGACAAGCCTAAATGGACTGCATTATTTAACTTTTGGTCAGCAAAGAATGAGGAAATAAAAAATGGGTAAGCCACAATTTAAAAATAGTGCAATGCGATTAAATACAGACATTGCAGTCACAGATAAAATTTCTATTAGCTTTTGGTTTAATATAGATGACCAGGCATTAGTTGAGCAGCTAGAGCGTTATTATGTCATGTCAGGCAATAAACCTAATCTGCAATACCAGCGCAAGGATGGTGATAGTTATACGACTGTTGCCAGCTCTAATCTCTTCATACCTGATGAAAGAGCAGCTGAACTAAGGAACATTGCCCCAGCTGAAATGTCACAGCAAATTGTATCTGAGGAAGCTGTTATTCCGCCAGAGCCGCAAGGTTTCCCAGAACAAATAGATTCGGTTAGCAATGAGTACTCAAGAGCTAAAGATGGAGATAGTTTTGCAAAATTCCCTGGATCAAATTAAACCTTTAAACACGCCTAAAGATACAGCTGTTATGTTATGGGGGCATTGGAATGATACGACAAGAAAACGTATTTATAGATGGATTCACAATGGCAATTTAAAGGCGCTAAGAGATGGTAAATCTTATTGGATACCGCATAAAGAAATTACGAAATACTTGCTCCAGGAGGAAGCTGAAGAGCCTGATAACATGAGTATTGGTAATGGATGATTAATTGGATTCAGCTTTAATTTTTTCCTTACTAGTTAGTTAAAGCTGATATTGGGTAGGTAACTTGTACATTAAACCTTGCTACGGTGGGTTACCTACCCTTTTTTATTAGCCATACATGGCAGCTGATGAAGCGTTTCTTGCTTTGTTGTTCTTTACATCATTCTTAACATAATGACCGTACTGCGCATAAGTAAATGATGGA